GGTTTAGTAAATAATCAAAAGATAAATGTAACTGAAGCTCAAATAACAGGAACTCAACAAAGAGTAGCAGTACATGAAAAAAGAGCTAGGTACTAATGTCAAAAAGGAATGGAAAAAATAAAATCAAATTGTCAATTTTGAATGAGATAAATCAAATTGATCAAAGATTAAAAAAGAAAAAGATTAGAGAAAATGAAGATGAAAAATCAAAATTATTATCTAAAAGAAAATCATTAACTGTTAAATTAAAAACAAAAAAATAATGGCTAAAAAAATGAAGAAAAAAAAGAAAAAAGGAACTAAAAAGAAAAAAAAGTATTAAGATGATATGGAATTTATTTGCTGACAATGATACTATCAAAGAAAGGAGAGCAATTTGTTATTCATGTGAAAAGATAACTGATAAATGGTTATTTATATTTGATGAAAAAAGTTGTTCATTATGTAAATGTAGTATTACTAAAAAAACAAAATTAAAAAGTTCAAAGTGTCCAATGAAGAAATGGTAATCAAAGAAGCATTAAATGTTTCTGAAGCTGATCAAATAAAAATCAATGAAGTGTTTTGTAAAAACGCAGAATATTTTTCAGCCAATGATGTCAATCATACAGGTTACATTTTTGAATTAATGGAGTTTTATAATAATAGTTTTTCAGGAGAGGGATTTGATCCTGCTGATGTTGAATGTGATGATTGTCAAAAATCAATTATTCAATTTTGGAGTTTTATTTTATACGATTTATGGGAAAGAAAAATCATATAAAAGAAATTCAGAGATTTGTTGAAGTGTTAAGTGAGGAACTTGATGCCAAGTATGGATCTTATCCAACAATAAAAGATTTATTATTACATTTATCAGTTAAAGGATTAATTCAACCAATAGTCATTAGAAACTATTTAATCATAGTTGATTTTTACAAACAATTAAAATTAAATGATGGACATATGAATCACACTTTTATGGACATATCTATTAAATATGATTTGAGTGAAAGACAAATTCAAACAATTATTTATGAATATCAAAAAAAGTTTCAACCTAGTGAAAATTTTTATCGGTAATTCCTGCGTAACATTGTAATTACTGTTTTTTTATATTTGCGAATCAAAATAGTTTAATAATAAACAAAAAAGAAAAAGTTATGCCAATACCAACACCAGAAAAAGATGAAACAAAAGTTGATTTCATGGAAAGATGTATGTCAGATTCTTATATGTCAGAGGAATATGGAGATGAAGATGCAAGAACTGAAGCATGTACTATTTCATTTAATGAAGCTACAACCGAAGAAGAAGCTCCTGAAAAGGTAGAAAAAGAAGATGATGTTGAAGCAGCAGTTCCAACTCCTGAAGATGATGAAGAAAAAGAAGTGTTCATGGAGAGATGTATGGGATTGGATTATGATGAAGAAGCATGTACTATTTCATGGGACAAATCACAGGAAAAAGAAGATGAATCAGAAGATGAAACTGAAGAAATACCAATTGAAGCAAAAGATGTTTTCATTTATGATATGATCGGAGCAGGTGGAGTCAATGCAAAAATGATCGTAGATGAACTAGGATCAATCGGATCAAAAACTCCAATTAATTTAAGAATCAACTCAGCAGGTGGAGATGTATTTGAGGGGATCGCAATTTACAATTCGTTAAAAAAACATGAGGGTAATATCTCAGTTGAAATTGAAGGATTAGCAGCATCAATGGCTTCAATTATAATGTTAGCAGGAGATAATATTTCTGCTAGTGAAAATTCATTGATCATGATACACAATCCAAGTATCGGAATTCAAGGCGAAGCAAAAGATTTAAATAAGAAAGCCGAACTATTAGACAAAATCAAAACTCAGATGGTTGGAATCTACACTTCTAAAACAGGAATGAATGAGAAAGAAGTAATCAAGATGATGGATAATGAAACTTGGCTTTCTGCTGAAGAAGCAAAAGACAAAAAATTTATTGATAGTGTTGGAGCTTCAATAAAAGTAGCAGCAAATTCTAAATTGGAAATTTTTGCTACAGCTCCTGATTGGGTAAAAGAAACAATTAACAATCCAAACAAATCAGTTATGGATTCAATTGTTGATACTTTGACAAATCTTAAAGATAAAATTACAGGATTTAAAAAAGAATTACCAAAAGGAGTAAATATTCTTGATGAAAGTGCAATTAAAAATGAGTTGGTAAATTTATCTCAGGAGATAAGTGATTTATCTTCAGTAAATGATGAATTATCCGAAACATTGTCAATTGTAGCAACGCAAGAGTCGGAAATCTTGAATTTAAGAATTCAAAACAAAATCAAGCAATCAGAAATAAATAAAATGAATGCTAAACCAACTAAAGTGAAATCAGACAAAGATCCTGTAATTTCACTCAGCACAAAAATAAAAGAAAGTTCAGGTTGGGATCTTGTAGCAAATGATTTAAAAAAATAATTAATAATAATAATAACAAAAAAAGAAAAAAGAAATGGCAAATTTAATTACACACTCATTAAATTATTCCAAAGAAGATGCTCAGAAATATTTCATGCAACCTTTATTTGTAGGAAACTCAGCATTAGATTACTTTGAAATAATGACAGGAGTAAAATCAAGTCAAAAACTTGACAAATTCTCAACTTTGCAAAAAATTACTAAAGCAAATGTAACAGGATTCGCAGGAGCAACAGGTGTTTCATACACTCAAAGAAGTATTACAGTTGCTAGAATGGAAGCTGAAGTTGCTCAAGCAGGTGGTGCTTTTTGGAATTCTATAAAAGGAGAATTATTGAGAACAGGAAACAACAAAGATGATATTTCAGGAACTAAATTACAGAAAATAGTTGCTGACATAATGATGCGTGGAGTTATGCGTGATCTAGAAAGACAATTATGGTTTTCAGATACAGCTTCAGCATCAGCAGATTACAATGTTTATGATGGTATATTGAAACAATTAACTTCATTACCTGCTGCTCAGAGATTAGGTTGTTTATCTGTATTAACTACAGACACAGCAAGAGACAAATTCCAAGCAATGATTGATGCTATGCCATCAGAGGGAATGGAAGACAGAAGTCAATTAGTTATAATGGCTTCAAGAAGTTTATGTGATAACTACCGAGCAACATTAAGATCAGGTGGACAGGAACTTGCTTACCTATCAATGACAGATGGAACTCCACAATTATCATACCAAGGAATTCCAATTGTAGAAATGGGATTATGGGATTCAGTTATTGGAGCAGATGCTGCTTCTACAGCTCCTGCACCACAAAATACAGCAAATGATCTTGATGGACATTTAGCAGTTTTAACTGTTAAGAACAATATTGTTGTTGGAACTGATTATGATTCAGTTTCAGGTGCTGATATGTGGTATAATAGAGATGAAAAAGAAAACAGATTCAGATTGGAGTATGTTGTTGGAACAAACTACAAAAATGATGAATTGACAGTAACTTGTGATAGTAACTCATAAGAAATAAATTAGTAATTAACCTTTAAAAAATTAAAAAATGGGAGTATTAACATCAGGACATATCATTCTTTGCGAGGACAGAAATCGTAGAGGTGGTATCAAAAACATTTGGTTGGGAGAGGTTGCTAATGTGATTTCAACTACTACATCAACTCCTCATGGGTATTCATCAATTGATGGATTCTCAGGTGCAGCAGGAGCAGGTGCAGACATATATAATATGTGGAAGTTTGAGTTTGACAGAGAAACAGCTTACTTTACAGCCAACGCAACAAGAGAAAATGGATCTACAGTTGTAGAAACAGAAGTAGGTTTCAACATTCCAAAAATAACGCCAACAGTTCAAGCGAGATTAGAGGAATTAAAAGAAACTTGTGGTTTGTTTGCTATAGTAGAAACATTCGCAGATAACGGAGCAGCAACTCCTGTAACTTACAAATTTGTTGTAGGTTATGATGAAGTATTTTCTCCTGATGCTTTCCTAGAGTTTTCTAGTGGAGAGCAGAATTCAGGAACAGGATTACAAGATCCAAATGAAACTGTAGTAAAATTAAAAGGTTTCATGGGAGAATATCCAAGAGAATACTCAGGAACATTAGCAGTTGAAGATGCTGCAACAAATAAATATACAGCTTCATAAAAGTATAATTATTAAACAATCAAAAAGGGTTGGGGAAGTGCATACTAACTCAGCCCTTTTTTTTTAAATTATGGGTTGTAATTGTGGAAATAAAAAAATTAATCGTAATATTGTAAAAACATTAAATAAAATGGCAAAAACAAAATACAAAGTTAAAAAAGGAGTTTCGGATCATACAACATTGGTTTTGAGATCAGAAAAATTTTTAGTAAAAGATTTGACTCAACAGGTAATGAAAGTATTATACAAAGCAGGTAATCCAAACATTGAAATAGATTCAAATGCCAAAGAAAAAACTAAATAAAGCAAAAGGTGTATTAGCATTTGATGTTTTAAATTTAGTAACTCAAAGAGAGGTTAGGGAGCAAAAAGATTTAACTAAATTAACTAAAGATTATATTCCATTTGGGGAAGCTGAAGAAAATGATTTTCCTCAACATTTAGCAGAGTTAAAAAGAAAATCGGCAACTCATAGAGCAATTTTAGCTCAAAAAACAATCTTTACAACAGGAGTTGGGTTTAATACAGAAGATGAATCTGTTTTAGCATATTTTGAAAATGCAAATGCTCATGGAGAAAACTTCATGTCAATATGGAGAAAGGTAATTGATGATTATTATACATTCGGAAACGCATATTATGAAGTAGTTCATTATGATGGTGGTGTAAACATTTATCATATTGATGCTACCAAAGTCCGAATATCAAAAGATCAAGAAAATGTAATCATTCATGCAGATTGGGATGAATATGAACAAAGAAAAGATGAAGCTGAAGTCATTCCATTTTATCCAAACTTCATAAAAGACAAAGGAAACAAAAGAAGTGTCATTCACATTAAAGATTATGAGCCCGAGTTTGAATATTATGGTTTGCCTTGCTACATATCAGCATTAGAAGATATATCTGTAAATTATGAAATCGGAAGATGGAACAATACTAAATTTAAAAATCACTTTCAACCGAGTTCAATTGTTGAAATTAATGGAGATATGTCAGATGAAGAAGCAGAAGCATTAGTTGAAGAAGCAAGAAACAAATTTACAGGAGAGGGTAACAATGGCAAAATTCTTTTTTTAGTAAAGAATGGAGACACATCTCCTGCACAAGTAACAACATTGTCAGACAATTCAGAAGGAAATTTTTTACAATTAGCAAACATAACAAATCAAAATATTATAACAGCACATCAGTGGCAACCTAGTTTATCAGGATTGGTTTCAGCAGGAAAAATGAATTCAACAGGATCAGAAATTAGAATTGCATATGAGATGGTTATGGCTACAGTTGTAAAAGGAACAATGCATTTGTTATTTGAGCCGATCAAACAAGTTTTACATGACTCAGGTTATGAAGTTGAAGATTTGGAAGTTAAATATGAGCCACCAATTTCATTTATGTCAGATATTAAAATTGATGATGTTCTAGAAATTAATGAATTGAGAGAGGTGTTGGGTTATGAAGCAAAAGAGGGTTATGATAAACTACCAAATTTAACTCAAACATTGTGGCAACATCAACTTGAACAAGAAGCAGCAGAGCAAGAGCTTGAAGATGAAAAAGAATTGATGGAAGAAGAAGCTGAAATTGAAGAAGAATTAATTGAGAAAGAGCAAGAGCAAGAAAATGAAGATTAATTTTATTTCAGATAATAATATCATTGAACATATTAATGATGTTTTGAGAGTGTTTATGGAAACATATAATGATTATCCTCAGAGTGCTTCAAACAATGCTAAAAAAGTTTTGAAGTGGAGAGATGAACACAAAGATGAAGTAAAAGGAATGACTAGGGTTGGTTGGAATCGTGCAAATCAATTAGCAAAAAAAGAAAAGATTTCAAGATCAACAATAGCAAGAATGGCATCATTTAAAAGACATGAAAAAAATGCAAAAATTGATCCAAAATTTAAAGCGACACCATGGAAAGATAAAGGATATGTTGCGTGGCTAGGTTGGGGTGGAAGTAGTGGAGTCAATTGGGCAATTAGAAAATTAAAAAGTATAGATAATAAATAAAAAGAATATAAAATGGCAACAACTGTAACAGCAACAGCATTAACTGTAACAATAACAGAAGCAGTTTCTTTAAATGGAAACACTTATGGTAACACAACAACAAAAACAACAACAGTAGTTGGAAACGCATTACAAAGAATTCAAGCAATAAATACATCTGAGGAAGATTTATTATTGTTTCATTCTACAGCAGAAGCAGCAGGACAGGTAGTCGGAGACAATATGAAGTATTTACGATTGACAAACTTGGACAATACTAATTACATTACTGTTAGTTTTAAAACAGCAGCAGAACATTATTCAATAAAATTAGAATCAGGAGACAGTTATGTTTTAATGACTAATCAAATGAATGCTGAAGGTGATGTTTCAATAGGATCTTTAGAAGACATGGCAAAAATTACTGCTATGGCGAATGGAGATTTATGTGATCTTGAAATCTTTTGTGTTACTGAATAATGGCTTACAATAACATAAATAATTTAGCAACTTTGGTTACAAATATTGAAGTAATTCAACAATGTATTACAAATGCAAATTTTGATAAATATTTGATTTCAGATGACATTATTAAATTAGCAGAGATCACTCATATTGAAAAACCTTTGGGGAGAGAGTTTTATGAAGAAATGGTAACTCAACACGCAGGAGCATCATTTACTGCTGCTAATCAAACTTTATTTGATGATTATTTGAAAAGGACTTTGTGTTGGTTTGTAAAATTTGAGCTAATGAATGATGTTCAAAATAATACAACTTCAGCAGGAATTGTAACAAACATTGATGATTTTTCAGAACCTGTTGATCCTGCTATGTTTAATATGATGAAACAAGATGTTTTCAGAAAAGCAAATTTATTTTTACAAGATATGTTGGATTTTTTAAATGATAAAAATCAAGTCGGATCATATCCAACTTATCATAACAATGCTCATGATACTGATGTATTGGGAGATTCATCAGCAAACAAAGCACATGGAATAATTTTTTACTAAATAAAAAACAATGAGTAATATACATTCTAAACAAACAGGAAACCAATTACATTATCCTAGAAGATACAAAGAAGCACATGATGAAACAATTCTTTGTAAATCAGATGATACATATCAAAAATTTTTAGGATCAAGCGAATTGAAAGAAATTACATTAACACCTGTTGCTGATAGTTCAGGAAGTTTGAATAACAAATATTTTTACATTTATACAAGGAATTGCACACAAAAAATTGCTATGTATTTTAATGTAAATAACGCAGGAACATTGACAATAGCTGATGTTGATAATTTAACTGATAGGTTGATTGAAATTACCTTAAACACCAATGATACTGTAGCAACAATTGTTGATCAAATAAAAGCAAAAGTTGAATCAATACATTCAACTGCTCATCAACTTTATTCATCATCAGTTGATGGAACATCAGCATATGTAGTTCAAAACTTTAACACAAAAGATTGGGAAGTTGGAAACACAGGATTTTCAGTTAGTGTAGAAACATCACCATATGATAAAGATGAATTTATTATTGCTACAGCCAACACAGGAGTTTTAGCCATGACAGATGCTAAAGAATATATTGCTGACACTATTGGAGATATGGTTACAGGAAACACAGAGACAAATGTTGCTGTTACCTATGATGATTCTGATAATACATTAGATTTCAATGTCAGTTTAGATGGTGCCCCTTTGACTACAGAGGAAGTTCAGGACATTGTTGGAGCTATGTTTACAGGTAATACAGAAACAAATATTACCGCAACATATCAAGATGCTGATGGAACAATTGATCTTGTAGTTGCAGGAGAAACAGGAGATATTTCAAGTGTTACAATTACAGCAGATACAGGAGAACACGCAGGAGCAGAGGGAGCTTATTCTATAGTAATAGCAGGTGGAACAAATATTTCAACTTCAATAACAGATGGGACATTAACAATATCAGAAACAACTGAAAAGAAAACAAAATCAGATATTGATACTTTAACAGGAACAACAGAAACTAATTTAGGAGAATTTACAGGAAGTACAATTCCAAATTCTAGAGATATTAAAACTGCTATTCAGGATTTGGAAACAAAAGCAGAAACTGAAGCAACAACTTCTGTTAAAGGGATTGCTAGTTTTAATACATCAGATTTTACAGTTACAAGTGGAGCAGTAAGTTCAAAGAAATTTGCTATAATATCAGAAACATACAGGTATGAAGCTCAAAATTTAGTTCCTGTAGCAACAAGTTTTTATGGATGGAATAATGAACAACACAACAAATCAGGAAAAGTTGAAACTGAACTTGGAGAAAATTTAAATGATTTAACAACAAATTATGGATTATGGAGTACGGTTTACATTAGACCAAACATGACAGGGACATTTACTTTTCAAGATATGTCAGCAATAATGTCAGGAACTAATGGAGCAGTTGTAAAATTGAATCTTTATAAATTTTCTCCAAATGGAGAAACAGCAAATTATGGTAATGGAACTTTAATTTCAACAACAAGCCACACATTGACAGGTAATGATAATCCTGTTATGGCAACAGGATCAAATGCAGAAGAATCAGAAACTTTAGTATTAGCATCACTTGATGTTTTAATGTTTGTATTAACAGTAGAAGAAGATTTAGAAGATTTAGATTGTAGAGGATCTTTTTCTTTTAATATTGAAAGAGCTTATTAAAAAATGACAAAAATGATAGATATAATTGAAAGATGTTGTCCGACAACAATATTTTTGAATGTTGGAGCAATAGGAATAGGAATGAGTGAGGTGGAACAAGGATTAAAGATTATATCTTATGCAGTTGCAATCATTTGGACTATCTTAAAAATTAGAGCAGAGATAAAATTATACAATGAAAAACATAATAAATAAATTATTACAGTTTATTTGGAAAGCTATTGAGGGAAAAATGATTGTAAAAGCAAATTTATTATTGATTAGAAAATCATTTACTGAAAAAAGTACATTAGGAGAGTTGTATTTGAATGGAGAATTTAAAGCTCACACTTTAGAATTACCATGGAAAGACAATCAAAGATCAATTTCTTGTATTCCATCAGGAACATATGATGTCAGATTCAGATACCCAAGAGAATCAGCATCAAGAGATTATTTACATTTAATGGTTAAAGATGTAAAAGACAGAGATTACATTTTATTTCATAGAGGTAACACATCAAAAGATACAAGAGGTTGTATTTTAACAGGATTAACAAAAAAGAAAGATTGGATCGGACAATCTACATTGGCTCATGAAGAACTGATGAATTCAATAATAGAATTAAAAACAACAAGTAAAATTAAATTAATAATTAAAAACAAATAAACATGAAAGAATATTTATTGATGACTATTTTGAAGTCAAAAAAAGTATGGTACACTATTGCAGCAATTGTTGTTCCTATGATAGCAAAAGCATTAGATGTTGATGAAACATCTGTCTCAAATATTTTTTGGGCATTAGTATCTTTAACAGGTGCTCAGGGAATTGCTGACATGGGTAAACACTCTAAATAGAAAAGGTTTCTCAATACCTGACAAACAAATTGAGAGTTTTCATTGTTTTTAGTTGAGAGGTGGGGAAAGTTTCGGCTTTCTCCATCTTTTAACAATCAAATGTTAAAAAATTTAAAATTAGATGAAAAAAATTTACAAGTTTGATCAATATCTTTGGATTCAATGAAAACTAAACAATACCGACCAAGGTGGAATGACAAAGTTATTCCATACATCAAAGAAATAAAAAAGCTCAATATCAATGAGCAAATACAATTTTTCAAAAATACTTTAGATAATATCAGTAATGGAAATCAAATTACTGAAGACACTAATGATATTAATAAAACTCTAGAAAGTAAAATCTCTAATAGAATTAAAACTCTAGATGATTTAATTAATGTTGCTAAAATAGATTTGAATGAATGGATAATTGATAGGCATGTCATAAACAAATGGGATGTTGGATCTAATATAGATGATCAGATTGTTGTTGAAGAATTGTTTCAGGTTAAAGTATGGTTAAAAAAGAATGTTGAATTTGTAAATGCTCAACAAGTCAGAAAAAACATTCTAAAAGAAATAAAAGAAAAATCTCCTAAAATAAAAAAGATAAATTATAAAGAGACAGCTCAAAATAATTTATTAGAAATAAACATTTTTGATTTACATTTTGGAAAATTATGTTCGGCTCAAAGTTCGCAAGATGATTACAATACAGATATTGCAAGAGAAAGATTTTTAAAAGCATTAAATAAATTGATCTTGCGAAGTAAATCATTTGAATTTGAAAAGATTCTTTTTCCAATAGGTAATGATTTTTTTAATTCAGATAATCACAAAAACGAAACAACAAAAGGGACTCCACAAGATGAACATTTACTTTGGCAAGAAACTGTAAAAAAAGGAAGACAATTAATGCAAATTGGAATTGAATACTTGACAATGTTTGCTCCTGTTCATGTTGTTGTAGTAAATGGTAATCATGATTGGCAAAGAATGTTTATGCTTGGAGAGATGTTAGAAGGTTGGTTTCACAACAATCAGAATGTTACAATAGACAATTCATTTAAAGCTAGAAAGTATTTTAAATATGGTAAATGTTTAATTGGATTCACTCATGGTAATAATGAAAAAGCAGCAGATTTACCATTAATAATGGCTCAGGAACAATCTCAAAATTGGCAAGATACAAAATACAGAGAATTTCATTTAGGACATTTACATCACAAAAGAGATATTAAATATAAATCATCTCAGGCATATAAAGGCATTGTAATTCGTTATCTCAGAAGTTTGGGGGGAGAGGATACTTGGCATAATATAAAAGGGTATGTCGGATCTATTCAATCAGCAGAATCTTTCATTTGGAATAAAGATGAGGGATTAATCGCAAATTTTTCTCATAATTTATAGAGTTTAGATACTCTATGTAATAGAGTTAAATATAAAGAAAAAGTAAAAGCTCAATTAAAATCAAAGGTTAAAGACAAAAAAGAGCTAAAAAACAACAAAAAATTTTAAAGTAATTTGAAGTAATTTTAACTTTAATTTATAAGTTGCTGAAAATAAGCAAGTTACAACAGTAATTTTTTTTGCATTTTATTTGCTCAGTTGTAAATTTATTGTGGTATTTGTATCATAATTAAAAACAATAACTAAAAAAAACAAAACAATGAATTTAATCAACTTAACAACAATCAACGAAAACAACTTCAGAGCAATTTTAGATACATTAATTTGCACAGGTAATGAAATTGAATTTGCTAATCCTACAAAAGAACATGAATCAATTGCTTTAGGAATGGGATTAACAACAATATTATTAGAAGATTCAAAAGAAACAACATTAATTGTCAGAGATGAAGATGAAGACATTAATTCTTGGATATAATTACTAACCATTAACAAACAGGAGAGCAATCAATGATGATCTCTCCTGTATAATCTTTAACTAAAAAAACAAAACAATGAAAATAAATCAAATATCAAAAATCAGAAAAACAAGACAGAAATTAATCAAAGCTCAATTAGATTATGTAAATACAATGAATCAAATCATTACATATAGAGATCAATGGCATGACAGAAAGGATCAAGATCCATGGAAAAAAACAGATGAACATGACAAAGTTCAGGAATTTTGTGATACAACTGATGAAATTGTGGATAGCAGAGATCTTGGACATAATCACATTGATGATGCTATTTCAGAATTGGAAGATGTTTTATCTTGGCTAGAGAGAGAAAGAATAAATAATAAAAAAACTTCAATAAAAAGTTAAATTTTTTACAATTTTATTTGCTCAATTAAAAAAAAGGTTTTATTTTTACATCATAATTAAAAACAAAAACAATGAGAACAAAATATCAAATCGGACAAACAGTAACTTTCAAAAGATCAATTTTTGGAGTAGAAAAAACAATAACTAACATTATTCATAATGTAGAAGAAGTAGATGGAAAAATCTTTTATCATATAGGTGGAGTAGGACAATCATTATTTGGTAGAGATTTAGAGGGAAAAGAAGATTGTTTCGTAGTAAATCAAGATAAAATAATTAATTAATAATCATATAGAAAGAATCTAGGTTGGGTAACTATTTGTAGAATTAATAAAATTCATAATTAAAGTGTTTCAATTGAGAATAAACTTTAAGCATAGCAAGTTAGCGGAAAATGTCCTAGATCCTTTCTATAAAACTAAAAACAAAAAACAATGGACAGAAAAAGAATGCAACAATACAAAGATCAAATCTTATTATTAGAAAAAAAAGACAGAGAAACATCAAAAAGAATTTCAGCAGAATTTGATAAACTTGACAAACTAGATATTGAAAAAGAAAAAAAAGCTAGACAAAGAATTTTATCAAATAACAACTTTGAAATTAATTATGATCACAAAAATCATTTTATTAATATCCACTTTTTTGATGATGAAAAAGAAAAAGAAACAATTATCTCATTATTTGGAGATCATTTTAACAAAGAGGAATACACATTAAACTCTCCTGATCCAACATTTGTTACGAGCTTAGGATCTCAAAACATATTTACAGGAGACAATTATTTGTATTGGGAAGATCATGAAGTGTTTGAAGTGTTTTACAATCATTTAATGGACTTTTATATTAAAATCAAAGAATATTAGGAGGGAGTAAACTGTAAAGAACTCAAAGGGAGATCATTGTATCTTCCTTAGTTCCTCCTAAACAAAAAATATTAATCAAAAACAAAAACAATGACAAAAATTGAATTACAAACAATGGAGATTCTGATCAGAGAATTACCAAAAATTAGACAAGCAATTGAAAATTTAACTTCTGAAGCAATTCATGAAGAAATCCAAATGACTCCTGAGGAACTTTTAGAAGATAGATGTGAAAGATTGAGAGAAAACAATGTTTCTCTAAAACTTGAAATGATAGAATTACAAAAAGAACTTAATGAATTAAAATCAAATAATCATGGCTCACAGTTATCCGATTTGGAATAAAGTTAAAAGTTGTATTTACAAATCATTCAAAGGATTTGGAGTTAAAGAGACAGGAGAGATGACAATTTGCGTTGGATCATCAGCTAAAAATTCTCATGACTTTGTCAATACAATAGTAACTCAAAGAAAAGACAAATGGAAAAACAGAGATGTAATTGTTTTTTCATATTCAGTAGATGATGTCATTCTAAAAAGAATGATTTTTACAATAGATAAAAAAGGAAAAGCTGATACTCCGATTAAAGTTATCAGTAAATTAAATAAATTAAAATCACTAGGGTTGTAAAAAATAATTTTAGTAATTTTGAAAAATTTTTAAAAAACAAAACAATGAAAATAGAAAAACTAGAAACAAAACAAGACATCATGAATCGTATCTATATTGATAATGGATTAGTTGAATCTGATCTTCATGAAGATAAAAGAGGATTTAAATATGTCAAAAGAGAGGGAATTGAAAAGATAATTGACAAAAGAAACATTCAAGTTCATTTAGAATTAAAACTTTGTAATCTTGGAATGCCTGAAGGGAGAGACAATGTAGTCATCATGGCTACAGGAAAAATGGGAAACAAAATGATTCAATCTTTTGGATCAGCAAATGACAAATCATGTAATACTTTTCAGCAAAAAATTATGGTTGAAATGGCTGAAAAGAGAGCAAAAGCAAGATGTGTTCTTCAGTTAGCAGGATTATACAAAGCCAATATTAAATCAGAAGATGAATTTGATTCAATGCAACCTGTCAATTCTTTGAAAAAATGAAAATTAGTCAAGGAATGATCAGAGATTTTTACAATGAAGATTATTGTAAAACAAAATTTGAATCTATTTATTTTAAAAATCACAAATTACAGATGTCAGATGCTATGTTAAATGGGTTAGTGTTTGAACAAAAAGTAATTGGAATGAGTAGAGGTGGAGAGATATTCTCTTTTCCTAAACTTAAAAATGGAAAAGATTCAAAAAGAGAGATTGACATTAATGAACTTTCTGAATTCGCCAAAGAAACAATAAAAAAATTAAATATTAAATTACTAGACATACAACCTGAATGGGAAACTGATGAATTAATTGGACACCCTGATGCGTTGATTGAATGGAATGGAGAAAAATGTATTTTGGATCTTAAATTTACATCAACAAAAGAAGATGATTCTTGCAGATGGAATCCTCATGCTTGGGGAAAAGATATGGAATACAAAGATTTCACTCAAGCAATTCATTATGTTGAGATGTATTACAGAATGACAGGAGAATATTTACCTTTTTTTTATTTAGTATTTGGAAAAAGTGGTTGGGTTAAATTTATTAATGTTGATATTTCAGCAGAATCAATGATTGATCACAACAATAAAATTAAAAAGTTTAAAAAAGACATAAAAAAATTCAAAGCTACCAAATGTGAAAATTACAGATGTGAGTTTTGTAAACATGAAAAACCAAATTTAATAATCATAAACATTTAGACAATGGAAGAAAACAATTATTTTGACAAAAGATTGAGAGAGATGATTCATGAAGTATGTAATGGAAAACATGAAGACAGTTTAGAATCTCAATATAAAAATTTTGATGAATTTATCAAAAACAATAGAATTAACAAATCAGTATTTGGAGAGATTGTAGGAGTTTCAGGATCAACAATAACAAAATATTTAAAAGAGCCACAAAATTTAAAAATATCTCAGGTGGTTAAATTAGCTGAAGCAACTCAAACAGATGTGAGAACTTTAATTGATTTGATAAAATGAGAAAGAAGTTTAAAAAATATGATGACTTGACAGCAGAAGACATAAAAGAAATTGAATCTTTGCTGAACATTGGAGTCAGAGTTAAAGACATATTGGAGAAAATAAATATTAATCAAAATACATTAGATAAAATTTTTGAAAATGGATTTACTTCAGTATATTTAAAAAAAATTAATAATCAAAAACAAAAAAAATGAGCAACGAAAACACAAAAAAATATTTTGAAGTTTCAGGAAAAGTAGATAAAATCGGAAACAACTTAACAATTAAAAAGAAAGATGGTGGAGAATTATTCAAAAGATCAATTCTAATTGATACAGGAGCCGAATATAATCCAATAATTTGTTTTGATGCTTTTCAAGAGGAACTCAGAAACAGCATGGACAAACTTGAAGTTGGAGAGGTTGTTACGGTAAAGTTTAATTTGTCTTCTAGAGAATATGATGGAAGATATTTTCATAATGTAAATGCTTTTTCTATTGAAGCAGTTTATTCTAAAAAGAAAGATGTTGCTGTTACATCTGATGATAAAGATGATTTTCCATTCTAATGGCTAAAAGATTTACAGATAATGACAAATGGAAGAAAAAATTCTTTAGGAATCTTTCTATGGAATACAAACTTCTTTGGATATACATTCTTGATGATTGTAATCACGCAGGAATTTGGGATGTTGATCTAGATGTCGCAAGTTTAAGAATTGGAAATAAAATCGGATCAATTGATTTTAAAATTGATAAATGTTTAGAAGTATTTGAAGATCAAGTTGTTTCATTTAAAAATGGAGATAAATGGTTTATTCCTGACTTCATTTGTTTCCAATATGGTACTCTGAATCCAAACAGCAGAGTTCATCAATCAGTTATACAATTATTAGAAAAACATGATTTGTATCAACCTGCTATTGATTGTGATTATATTGAAGCCGAAGACAGCGTAAAAACACTTGGTTTAAAGCCATCTAAAGCAATAACAAAAAGATTTGTTATTCCTACATTACAAGAGATAAAAGATTACTGTGCTGAAAGAAAAAATCTTATTGATCCTGAACAGTTTTTTGATTTTTACACTTCTAAAAATTGGATGATTGGAAAAAACAAAATGAAGTGTTGGAAAAGTGCTGTTCGGACATGGGAAAGAAATCATTATGAAGATGGTTATGATAAAAGAGTCAAAGTACATGGATCAAAAATATCAACCAATTTACAAACTTGGAAAAACATAAAAGAAAAATTAAATTAATTAATGAAGCCAAAGAAAAAATTAACTAGAAAAAAAGTAATTCAAAAGCTAGACAAAGTTTTTTCTCAATATACAAGAGCAAAATACATGGATGATAATGGCTACATTGAGTGTTATACCTGTAGAATTAAATTTCCTTTTAATAAAATTCAAGCAGGACATTTTATGAGTCGGAAAAGTTATTCAACAAGATGGGAAGAAATGAATGTAATGCCACAATGTATCGGTTGTAATATGTTCAAACAGGGTAAACAATACGAGTTCGGAAAGCGATTAGACGCAGATTTTGGAGATGGAACTGCTGATGAAATGCTCATTTTATCTAAAAAAACAAAGAAATTTACCACATTTGAGTTGGAAGAAATGATTGATTCTTATCTAGAGAAACTAAATAATTTACAATTATTATGAAATTTTTTACAATTTTGTTTGCTCAATAGTAAAAAAGCATTTATATTTGTATCATAATAATTAACTAAAAAACAAAAACAATGAAATCAACACAAGCAAAAGCATCAAAAGCAATCAAAGCAGAATTAAAATCAACTTTTCCAACAATTAAGTTTTCAGTAACAAGCGAATCATTCGCAGGTGGTAATTCAGTTCGTATATCATGGACAGATGGACCTCAGGAGAAAGATGTTAAATCAATTACTGACAAATATCAATATGGATCATTTAATGGAATGGAAGACATTTACGAATACAATAATAAAAATGCTGATCTTCCACAAGCTAAATATGTTCAAACTTCAAGACATATATCAGCTCAAAATGAAGCTGAAGCAATTGATAAAATAAATGAAGATTTTGGTTTGAATATTCAATACATAATTGAAAAATCAACATCATCAGAGTTTATCAGAATAGTGAATGATGATTATCTAGACAATATGGGAGCATGGACATCTCAATTTGTTTACAGACAAATGAAAGAAATGGGATATTAATACAGATTAGGCATTCGCAAGATGTAAGTCCTTTTCTTTTTTTTTAACTTTAAAAACAAAAACAATGAACAAAACGCAAGACATTTTAAATTATTTAAAAGAAAATCCAATGGGAATTACTTCAATGGAAGCAATCCAAATGTTTGGAGCAACAAGATTAGCAGACATTATTTTCAGATTAAGAAAAAAACATATCATTCAGGAAAATTCTGAGCTAGTCAAAACAAGATACAAAAAGAAAAATGGAGAGAATAGAGTTGTAAATGTTTCAAGATATACATACAAACATGAAAGATAAATTGACTACATACGAAAAAAGCATAATTCATCTTGCATTATCAGTTTTGTATGACAAAGTTTACAATGATGAATTAAATAATGATGAAAAAGAGCATTTGGATCATGCTCATAAAAGAGTTATCTGTAAAGCAATTGAAAATATAGAAACAAATAATTTAATAAAATGAAAGTAAAAGACATGAGTGAAAAGGAATTGATGAGCAAATCAGTTGATGTCATCATGAAAAGTTTTACAGAGTTAAGACAAACTCCAAAAGAAGAAGATGTAATTGTTGTTTCTCAATCATTAGCAAAAGATTTAGCAAAAAGATTCTCAGATTTTGATTGGTATGATGTAGAACAAGCATTTGAAAGAGGTACAAGACAAACAGATGATTATGTTATAAATGTAAAAACATATTGGAAGTGGCTCACATTTTGGAAAAAACAAGTCATTGATGAAGCAACTTATCAAGTGAGGACAATGAATCAACCAAAGAATCGGATTCCTTATTATATAGAAAAAGCAAAACATGAAAAATTATTATTAACCACAAAAACAAAAAACAATGGATGAAATAACAAGAAAAAAAATTAATGAATTAAAACATGAATATGAAAAGAGATCAATTCTAAATGCAACAAGAGGAGATGATGTTGGAATTGAATATCAAGTCCAAGAGTTATTATCAAAAGTTTATGAGACATTTGCGTTACAACTAGGCGGATTGATTGTAGATATTGAGAGAGAAAAAAATATTGCTAACAAAAACATTCAAAGGTTATGAGCTTAGATAAAAAAACAATTGATGATTTCTTTAATCAAATTGATAAACATTACAAAGCACCTGAGTTATCATATACAGATGTAATAGCTATAATGATAAAAGATAAATTAAAATCTGAAAAGAATTTAAAAGTAGGATCAGTTCAATGGGATCTACACTCAGAAAAAGGATATTATTTATCAAGCAATAAAACAATCAATGTAGAATATTCAGGAAAAGAATATGAAATAATTATAAAGGAAAAATAAAGGCGAGATGTAAATCTGATCAGTATTTAATTTCACAAGAGCATGCAGTTTGCGAGAGATTTTTCCTTACTTAGAGCTGACTTTTAACCGAGTCAGCTTTTTTTATTAAAATATTTTCGTACATTTGGAAAAAAAATTAATGAAGATTTTAAAAACATATCACTTTTACGCAGGACATAGAAACAAAGAAGCAGGAGAAAAGTGTGGAAGATTACATGGACATACATATGATGTCAAATGCACATACAAATTTGATAATCTAGACAATGGAATTACAATGTTGTTTTCAGATATTGATTTAATTACTGAGCCAATCATAAAACAATATGATCATTATTTTCTTTTGTTTGATCAAGATCCTTTATGTGAGTTGTTTGATCTAGCCAATGAGCCATACAAGAAAATGCCATTTGAAACTTCAGCAGAAAACATGGCAATTTGGATCTTTAATGAGATCAGACAGAAACTTCCAATTGTTAAAATAGAATTAGCAGAAACAAAATCATCATCAGTTATTTATGAAAAACCATTTAAGGATTAGCGAACATTTTTATTCGTTACAAGGAGAGGGAAAGACAATGGGAATTCCATCTGTTTTTTTAAGATTGCAAGCATGTAATTTGTTATGTGATAATAAATGGAGATGTGATACAATTGAAGTTTGGATCAAAGGAGAAAAACATACAATTGAAGAAACATTAGATTTGTTTGAAAAGAAATATGAAAGAAAATTATTTAAAGGATCACATTTAGTAATAACAGGTGGAGAGCCATTGATTCAACAAGATATGATCATTGAATTTTTAAAACAATATTATGAGAGATTTTTTTATATTCCATACATAGAAATTGAAACAAATGGAACTATAAATCCAAAAGATGAATTAATAAAGTTAGTCAATTTATTTAATGTTTCTCCAAAATTAAGTAACGCAGGAATGACAGAAAAAAGGAGAATCAAAGCTGAAGCTATTCATAAATTTAATTTAATTGAAAACAGTATATTTAAATTTGTAATTGGAGACAATGAAGATTGGAAAGAATTAAATGATACATATTTAAAACCATTCAAGATACGAAAAGAAAAAATTCATTTAATGCCATCTGCTGATGATTCTGAGATGTTAAAAAAACATTCTCAATATGTAGCTGAATTATGTAAAAAAAATGTTTTCAATTACAGCAGTAGATTACAAATTGAATTATGGAATAAAACCACAGGAGTATGATTGAATTTTTAAAACACTTTTTCGGATTTTGTGGAGAGCCACATTTGAATTTTTGGCATATTTTATGCACTCCTGTTGGTGGTTATTTATATTACAAAATAAAAAAGAATAAAAATGGATAAATATCAAAAAAGATTATTTGTTTTATATATGCTAATAATAATAATAATGTTAGTGATTGGTTTATGAAAATAAAAAAAGTAACTTGGCAAGAAATTTATGAAAGGTTAGCACAATTACCAAAAGGAAAATGTTATGGTATTCCTAGAGGTGGACAGGTTGTAGCAGGATTAACAATGAACGCAGTTGAAACTCCTGAAGAAGCAGATTTTTTAGTTGATGATCTTATTGATTCAGGTAGAACAGCAATGAAATGGAAAGAAAAATACCCTGACAAACCTCTTTGTGTTTTATTTAATAAACAAGAGGAAAGTAATTTAGGTTGGTTGGAGTTTCCTTGGGAAGAAAGTGGACAGAGAGATGCTGAAGATTCTGTGGCTAGATTATTGGAAGCATTTGGAGAGGACATAAACAGAGAGGGATTGAAAGAAACACCAAAAAGATATGTTAAATTCTTTAAAGAGTTTTTAAATCCACCAAAATGGAATTGCACAACATTTGAATCAGAAGGTTATGATGAAATTATATTCCAAAACAATATTCCTTTTCATTCTTTATGTGAACATCATATTGCTCCATTCTTTGGACATGGAATGATTGCTTACATACCTGATCAGAGAATTGTTGGATTGTCTAAATTAGCAAGGACTTTGGAAACATTTTCAAGGAGATTACAGAATCAAGAAAGAATAACAATGCAAGTTGCTGATTTTTTAGAGAAAGAATTAAAACCAAAAGCTGTGGCTGTAATTTTAAAAGCAAAACATATGTGTATGGAGATGCGTGGAGTTAAAAAACATGATACTTGGACAACAACTTCAGTAATGAGAGGGATCTTTAAAGAAGATCACAAAGCTAGATTGGAAGTTATGAACTTATATAATCAAAAATGATTTCAGCTCATTTAGGATTGTTCGCAAATTTATTCGCAATGAAAAAATTAATAATATTACATTTTGAAATTGAAGGACATCATGCTTGGAAAGACGCACCTGAAAACATTTGGTTTCTGTCAAAAGAGCATAGGCATTTGTTTACAATAAGAATTGGAATGAATGTTGAGCATAATGACAGAGAGAAAGAAATATTTTTACAACAACAATTATTTCAAGAATATTTAAAAACAAAATATGAAAAAACTCATTTGAATGATTATACATACCACGATTTTGGAAACATGAGTTGCGAAGACATAGCTGAAGAAATAATAAAACTTGATGATTCAATTCATTGGGTTGAAGTTTTAGAAGATAACAAAGGTGGTGCAAGAATTGAAAGATAAATTATGAAACTATTTTTAGCAGGAGTCAATGATCAAAATAAATTACAAGCTGTTTACAGAGCAAACCACCCTTACATTTTGAGTAGTTATTGGGAACACCAAAGAGGATTTCACAAAGAATGGTTACATTGGTATAAAAAAACAAGAGACAAAGGAGCTGATTTTATTATGGATTCAGGTTTGTTCACTATGATGTTTGGAGCAGGAAGCGATAAAACATATTCAGAAAAAGAATTATTAGATTACACTAATAAATATTTGAAAGATATAAAAGCAATCGGTTATAATAATTACATTGTTGAAATGGATGTCCACAAAGTTTTAGGATTACAATCTTTAAAAAGATTCAGAAAGATTTTTGAAAAGGAATATCCATTAGAAAAAACAATATTTGTTTGGCATGTTGAAGAAAAAGAATTAGGATTCAAAAAACTTTGTGAGAAATACCCTTACATAGCAATTTCAATTCCTGAATTGAGAATAATTTTTAAAGGTAATAGAAAAAGTTTGAGAAACGCAATTAAAAATTTAATAAAGATTGCGAATGATATTAATCCAAACATTAAAATTCATTTGCTTGGTTGTACTCAAATTAGTTTAATGGAACAAAAAGGTTATTATTCATGTGATTCAACATCATGGCAATCAAGTCAGATGTTCGGAACTTGTTACTATTTTGATAATAAGTTAAAGAGAGTCAAAGAAACTACAGATTTTTGGAAACAATATGCTTTGAGAATGGAAGATAAAATTTGGAGATACTCAGACAAAACAAAAGAAGAAAAATTCAAAAAATTAACAGCTCAAAACTATTGGAGAAACGCATCACTTTGTGCAATGGCATTTTCAAAATTGAATCAACATATAAACAACAGATATTATAACTTTGAACAAATCAAAAAATTAAATTATGAAAGTTAAAAAAGGATTTACAAAAATTAAAATTGATAAATTAGTAAAAGCAGATTGGAACTATAAAGAAGAAAATGAAAAGCTATCAGAAAAACTTTTATCTAATATGAAAAGAAATGGACAGATTGAAAACATCTTGATCAGAGAATTGGAAACAGGTTTTTTTGAGGTTGTAAATGGAAATCATAGATTAGATGTAATGAATAAATTAAAAATTAAAGATGTTCAAGCATACAACTTTGGCAAGATAGGATTACCACAAGCTCAAAGAATAGCATTAGAAACAAATGAAACAAAATTTGAAAATGACAGTATTAAAATGGCAGAACTTGTAACTGAATTAACAAAAGAGTTTGACATAAAAGATTTGGTTGATTCTTTGCCTTACACAATAGATGAAATCAACAACATGAATGATCTTGTTAGTTTTGATTTTAATGAATTTGAAACTGATGAATCAGAGTCAGGTTATTTGAAAGAGAGTTTTGGAGATGAAAAGTTTTCTCATAATATAAATTTGAATGTTACTGCTGAAACTTTTGAAAGATGGAAAGAGTTAAAAGAAAAATTCACAGATGTAATTGGTTATGAAAATGAATCTAAAGTATTTGAATTTGCTATAATAGAAGCATTGAACATTCCAATGGAATCATTAAATTAAAAGACATGATAAATATTTTAATTAGTTTTGTAATCGGTATATTAGCAGGAATCTTTCTTAGCTATAAAATTGGAATGTATATAATAAACAAAAACAGAAAACGATATGGAAAATAAAAAAGTAAAACACCCTGATCCTGAAAAACATTTAATGTTAAGCATGAAGAAATCAATTTTTAGAATTGTTGGATTGATAGCTTTGCCTTTTAACATTTGGATTGGATCAATTCTTTTAATAATTGCTGAGGGTTATGGTATTAAAGAGGAATTGGTATGATAGGAATGATAGGATTAATAGTTGGAATAGCTTTAGGAATTTTCATTGTTTATTTGATTCCAAAAATAATTGAATTCAGAGCTACAAAAAATCAAAATAAAGATTTGATTGAAAACATTACAAGATTGGATCAATACTTCAGAGCATTAGAGCAAGATCATACAGCAGGAGAGGAGAAAATTATACATTATTACACATCAAGTAAAGATAAAAACGAAATAAATTAAATGATAACAAATTTTTTAATATTATTAATGTGCTACATGCTGTGGCGAGTATTAACCAAAGAGGATTGGAATGGCGAATAAAGACAGATTTACACCTGAAAAGATTGCTGATGCTTTAAGAAAAAACGCAGGATTGATTTCATTAACAGCTACAGCTTTAAATTGTACTAGAAAAACAATTTACAATTACATTGAAAAGTTTCCTGAACTTCAAGAGGTATTAGAAGACATCAGAGAATCAATGGATGATATAGCAGAAGCAGCATTATTAAAAAACATCAAAGAGGGAAGTACGCAAGAAATATTATATTATCACAAAAGAAGATTGGGACACCGAGGATATGGAGATAATAAACAGATTGACATAACTTCAAACAATGAGCCGATTAAAATTAACATTGATCTAGGAGATGGAGATAACTCCTAACTTTACAGAAACTCAAAAGAAAGCATTAAAATATTTGTATGATGTAAAAACAAATGAAATTCTTTTCGGTGGTGGAGCAGGTGGTGGTAAATCATTTTGTGGCTGTGCATTTTTAATTTTAAGTTGTATCAAGTTTCCAAAAACTAGATATTTAATGGGAAGAAGCAAATTGGATTCTTTAAAGAAAACAACATTGAACACTTTCTTTGAAGTATGTGAGTTATGGAATATCAAATCAGGAAATCATTTTACATTCAATGCTTCTTCAAACATCATTAAATTTTACAATGGAAGTGAAATTCTTTTAAAAGATTTATTCTCATATCCATCTGATCCAAACTTTGATTCTTTAGGATCATTAGAATTGACAGGAGCTTTTATAGATGAAGCAAATCAAATATCACAAAAAGCAAAGATGATTGTTTTTTCTAGAATCAGATACAAACTAGATGATTATGGAATTGTTCCAAAGCTGTTATTGACTTGTAATCCTGCAAAGAATTGGCTTTATTCAGAATGGTATTTACCTTATAAACAAAACATCTTATCTGAAGACAAACAGTTTCTTCAATCATTAGCTATTGACAATCCAAACATCAGTAAACACTATGTTGAATCATTAAAGAAATTAGACAAAATATCAAGAGAGAGATTACTTTATGGCAATTGGGCATATGAAGATACTGAGGGGAAGCTGTTTAAATATGATAAAATAGTTGATTGCTTTACAAATAACTTTATTAAAGGTGGAAAAGAAAAGTTTTTGTCAGTTGATGTAGCAAGATTCGGAAAAGATTCATCTGTTATTATTGTTTGGGATCATTATGTTATTGAAAAGATATATCAACATTCAAAAACATCAATTACAGAATTAGCAGAGATAGTCAATAGAATCTCAAATGAAAACAGAGTTCCAAGAAGCAATATTGTTATTGATGAAGATGGAGTCGGTGGTGGTTTGAAAGACATGATCAGAGGATCAAAAGGTTTTGTCAATGGTAGCAAAGCACTAGGAAAAGAAAATTATTCTAATTTAAGAAGTCAATGCTATTACAAGTTTGCAGAGAAAGTAAATCAATCATCAGTTTACATAAAAGATTCAACTTATAAAGATTCAATTGTTCAAGAGTTGGAAGTGATAGCCATGAAAGATATTGACAAAGATAATAAATTAGCAATCATAGGAAAAGACAAAATAAAAGAGAATATCGGAAGATCTCCTGATATTGCAGATGCTATGATGATGAGGATGTATTTTGAATTGAATAAAACAAAGATTACATATTATGGCTGATCAGCAAAAAGTGCGTAGAAAATTAAAAATGTTAAATTAAATTTGTAGAATTATGATAATAGTTAAAGTTGGAGATAAAAAAGTTAAAATTCCTGAGAGTTATTCAGAGATTACAATTAAAGAGTTTACTCAGATTTGGAAAATACTTCATAAATATGAAACAATTCCATTAGCAGAGGGAGAGGAATACAATGATACACAAAAATTGAAAATGGAAAACAATGAGAGAGATGTTACATTCATGTTAGTTTCTCATTTATTGGGATTGACTAAAGAAGAAACAAAACAAGTTGATTTTTTGGCAGCACAGGAAATTGTAAATGTATTCAATAACTTCATTAACAATCAACCGATAAACAAGATAATAAAAAAAACAGGAAACAATCATTTTGTTTTTAAAGGAGAAGCATATTATTATCCAAAACCTGATTTTAAAGACATGACTTTTGGAGAGTATTGTGAACTTCAACAATTACAATCAACTTTTGGAAAAGAAACAAAAAACAGATTTGATTTTATAGCAAAACAAATTGCTTTGAGCTGTAGAAGAAAAGGAGAGGAAAAAGATTCATATGATCTAGATGAAAGGACAAAGATGTTTGAAGATTTAACAATGGATTATGTTTTAGCATACAGTTTTTTTTTGAGCAATCGGGTAAAAATCTTGGGGAAAAATATCCAAACCTCTTTAAAGAATCAACAAACAGATTCCACAGAAAAACAAGACACATCATTGAAGGATATGGTTGGCTCAATACCATTTATGAACTTGCAAGAGAGGGAGTTTTTTCAAAAGGAACAAAATACAATGCAATAGAATGTGTAGAAAAAGAAGATTTATTGATAGTATTTACATATTTGAGTTGGAAGAAAGCTCAATCAGATTATGAAGTAGCAAATCAAAAACTGAGAGACAAAGAACATAAACAAAACATGAGAAAAAATTAAAACATGGCAGTAATAAAAGACATAGAAGAACTTTCAACTGATATAAAAACAGCAGCAACACCTTATTGGGACACCTACAGATTTGGTTATTTAGGAGAGGTAAATAATTATCACAACAATGATTATCCTTTAATGTTATTGTTACCACCTAGAAGTTCATTTGATGATCCTTACAAAAATGATGAGGAATTTATTTTAGAGTTTCATTTATACAAACCAAGTGAGGAATTATTAAGTGAAACAACAGGAAATTTACAGCTAGGACAAAATCAAACAGTAATGTTGGAAAGAACATTTGATGATTTGCTTTCAAGATTTAAAGAAACAATGGAAGATTTGTATCAAAATTATGAACACAAATACATAAACGCAGGTGGTTGGGAGATTGAAAGATTGTCTCAACAACATGCTGACAGATTAGTTTCATTAGTTGTAACAATAAGATTGAGAAAATTCTCATTCTGTTTACAAACATCTGAAAATACAGATGTGGTAGTTGGTGGTGGTGGAGATTAATAAAATAATTAAATGATTAAACTTGACAAAACAGATTTAGACAAAATTGGATTAGCAGTTACAACAGCTTTTGGAGTTGAGTTGGCTAGTCAAGGCAGAGGAAAGAAACAAGGATCTTTGATAAACTCATTAAAAGCAGTTCCTCAATCTCCTGATACTGTCCAAATCTTCGCAAACTACTATTGGAGATTTGTTGATCAGGGAGTTTCTTCAGCTAGTATTAAGAAACCATTTGCACCACCAAGAATTGATGGATTGATTCGTTGGCTAACATCAAAAGGAATCGGAAGCTCAGATAAAAAAATCAGAAGCATAGCATACGCAATTGCTAGAACTCATGGAAAAAAAGGAATGCCGACAATGAACAGCAGGAGAGATTCAAAAAGATTAAACTTTGTAGATAAAGCATTTAAAAAACATAATGCAAAAATAAATAAAGTAATAGATAACATTTTAGAAAGTAAAATTGATTTTGCTTTTTTAAAAATAAAAAACGCATAAAAGATGGCAAACAGATTACCATTATCAGAAGAATACCAAGAAACTATTGTTCGGAACAATCGTAGCACTCAAGCACAAAGTTATGGGACAGTAACAGGAATCAGTGGAACACCAATAGCAAATACAGCTACAGCTATTCAACAACAAATTCATATTTTAGAAACTCAATTACAACAAATAGATGATAGGTTTGTTCAAACAGGATCATCAAATGATAGTCCAAATTATGAAGGACCTGTCCGAGATGACAGAGCAGGAGATGATCGGTTTGATGATGGACCTATCAGAGATGGAGAGGTTACATTTGAAGCAGAGTCAGGATCAGTTTTTGCTTCTGCTAGACCTTTTACATTCAAAGCAAATTTATTAAATGCTGTCAATTGTATTTACAAGATTCAAGTTTATGATGATGATCTAAATACATATGTTGATTTTACAAATAAACTGAGACAACCTGTTTCTCTTGGAAGTGATAGCATTGTAATGATTGATCCATCTCAAATATTATCTGATGCTGTCATGACTACAGTTAGAATTACAGGTGGTGGAGCAACAAGATTGAAACATAATTTGAGAAAGTTTAAAATTATTTCAACTCCTGAGATGATTAGTAATTCAGGATTGTTAGTTCATAATGAAGATGAATCTCAATGGGCTTCAACATTTGACAATTTTGTTATTGATGCTGCTCCACAACATAAACAAGTTGCGTTATTGAAAGAAAATTTGTATTTAACAAGATATTTTATTTCTGACAGTTCGCCACAACATTTTAGGTTTTTAACAAACCGCCCTCACAAAATTCATAGATGTGAGCCAAGACCTTATTCATCAAATATGTTAGAGGGATTCAATGATTATATTTCATTCATGTGTCCACAAGATCAAGGACTTATTGCTAATGCTAGAATTACAGTTCAAGATGATTCAGGATCACAAACTGCTCACACCTATGAAATATCAGGAACACAAAATGAATATGGAGCTTATAGTTTAGGAATCGGAATAAGACAACTCAAAGATTATTTAGGAAGCTCAACATGGAGTACAATTACAAACAGCTATACAGAAAGAGTTATCAGAATTGAATATTGGTTAGTAAATTTCAATGGTGCTCAAGTTACAAATACAATGACAACTGAAGTATCAAATAAAAATTGTTGCATTGAAAATACAGATTCGGTTGAGCTAATGTGGAAAAATAGATGGGGTGGTAATGACACTTTTATGTTAAAAGGTGCTGTAACTGTAGAAGAAAGACATGAACATGAATTGTTTCAACGAGCACAAGGATTTAGGAGACAGATTACAGAAGATGGAACACATCCTATTCATTTTGATCCATACAATTATCAAAATACTTTTCATCAAGGATCAACAAATGTTGCTAAAATAGGAGTCAAAGCAACTAAAAGATTAAAAGTTGTTTCTCAGTTTATGAATAGAGAGACAATTAATTGGGTTGCTGAAATTGCTACAGCTCCAAGAGTTTGGATCAGAGAAAGTTATGATGATGTAAAAGATGATATGCAATCAGTAAATTCTTTAAATGGACTTGATTTATTACAACAAGTTTATATTAACACAACTGATGTAACTTTAAAAGATAAAAAAACAGGACTTGGACAAGTTGAGTATGAATTGACTTTTGCAAATCCAATAACAACACAAAGATTATAAAATGGCAGAACATCAAGTCAGTATTGAACTTTATGAAGAAGGAACTTTAAGAGATGAGAGAGCTGTAATCGGAAGTTTGGATTTAATGGTTGGAACTGATTTACCATTAGCCATGACATTTCAAGTGAAAGACATAAACAATCTAGATGAAAATACAGCTTCATTTACAAAAACATTTGACATTCCTGCTACAAGAAACAACAACAGAGTTTTACAAGAAGCATTTTCTGATAATCTTGTGGACTACCAAAAATTTGTTGGAGATAAGATAAAATGTACTGTTAAGGTAAATGGAATGACAATACTTGTTGGATCTTTTCAAATAACATCTACAATTGGGAGAGAAAAAATTGAAGCATATACAGTTACAATTTTAGGAGATGCGAACAATTGGGTTGCTAGATTTGAAACTCCTATGTGCGAAACTGAGTGGGACATGGACAATGATAAATACAATGATGATGATGAGGGCAGAGGACATTACATTTTCAGTTCAAATTTATGGAAAAACATAAATGATAATGTTATTAATAGTGATGATTTTAATTGGTGTATGCCTCACATTTGTTGGGGAGAGTATAATCATATTCAAACTAATGGAGCACAAACAAGAGCAAAGATGTGGTTGGAAGATAATGTTCCAAGTATATTTATAAAACCATTAGTTGAAAAATATTTTAATGAAATTGGCTACACTTTGAAATCTGATTTCATGAATACAGATTATTTCAAAAAATTATGTTTTCCATTAGATTATGCTTATTTCAAACATGGTTATGGGCAAGAGCCTGTTTTTCATATTGAAGCTAGATTTGAGCCACCAAATCCTGATGATGCTATGTGGAAAGATTTATCAGAAAATGGATTTCAAAACAAAGAGATGTTTGGAATGTTTGCTTTAGCTAGATTTGGAGACAGACACCGACATTACTCAACTCAATATGCTGATCCAAATTTAGGAATGGCAGGACCTAAATATGATAATCCAACTTCTCAATGGTACGCAGGATCAAACAGTAATTTTCAAAATTGGGGAGCTTATGATATTATTGGTGGAAGTGATTATACTCCAAGTGGATTACCATTAGATAGTGCAAATTGGAATCCTGTTCATACGAGAGGACATACAAACAATCCATCAATTACATCAAAAGGACATATGGGGCATGTTGCAGATGGTAGAAATGGATTGACTCATTATGATGGAAAATTATATGATGGAAACACTCCATGGCCTGATTCAATGTTGGCTTTTATAGATGACAATGATCCTGATACAGCAAGAGATGGAACTTTAAATGGAACGAAACTTCATCAGGGTTGTAATAGAGTTCCATTCAATCATACAATTTATGATAATGGAAAAGGTAATTTAGATGTGAGTGGCGGTAATAGATGGGCAACTGAAGCATTGGTAAACTTTCAACCACCTTTTGGAGAGGGTGGTGGTGGTTATGATACATCTTTAGCTACATTATCTTCAGGAGCTGTCTATGTTGGAATGGGAACATCTTGCGGAACTTTTGAGAGTGGAGTTGAATTTGTCAGTAAAGGTGGAGATGCTAGAAGTCCATATTACATAACATATCCAACTCACATAAATAATGGTTATGGTTGGAGTTATGCAAATGGATCAGCGTGGTATGGAGTTTATAATGGTTGGGGTTGGGACATTACAGGTTTTAGCTCAACAGGAAATTTAGGACCATCAGCAGGTGGCACAAATTTAGGAGAAAGCCAATGGAATCGTTCAATTGACAATAATGGAAATGTTACTTTTCCTGTATGTCCAATGATCTCTTTATTTGATGGAACTTTATATAAATACAATGGACCTCACCCTGCTAGTATTTTACATTGGCATAATGATGAGGGAGATGTTTGCGAACATCAAACTAGAAAAAGAATGGGAGCAGCATTTTTTAATTGGGTAGCTCCAAAAGAAGGTAAATACAGAATTGAAGTTTTAGTTCCATTAATGCATTACAATAAACAATTAAATGATAAAAACCGCCCTATTATTAGAATATTAAAAGCAGGAATTGAAGATGTTGATATTCAAGATGTTGAAGTTTTAGCTCAGAGAACTGTCAATTTCAAACCTCAATATGATCAAGGATTTGATCAAATGGTTTATTCAGAAGTTGAAATGGATACAGGTTATTTTAGTTGTGATGCATATGACAGAGTTTGGGTTGATATATCATTACCTGCTTCTAGAAGTTTATCATTTGCTTATAAGAATCAAGCAATCATGTTGTCTTCAGAATTTAGCAGAAGATTAAATTCAGTAACAGCAACTGATCCTTTCTTGTGGGATGATTACTGTTTAGATCCGAATGATCCACAAAACGCAAATCATTATCCAAAAGCAGGAAAAATCATTCATCAAACTTTTCCAAAGAATACAGATACAGGACAATTTGAAATTCCAAATGGTTACTTTAAAGCATATCAAGATAACAAAGTCAGACACATGGACAAATTTGTTTTGAGAGATATGTTACCATGTGATGTTTCAAAAATGGAATTTGTTTCAGGATTGACAGGATTGTTTAATTTACATTGGCATACTGATGAACTAAGCAAAACAATTACAGTTGAGCCATTTGATACATTCTACACAGGAAAAGAAAATGCTGAAGATTGGACAAACAAAAAAGATTACAATGTCGGTGCTACAACTACATTTATGGTTGATAGATTAGCTAAAAAAATAAAGTTTGCATATCAAGAAGATGGATCAGATGAAGTTGTTGATGTTGTTTCTGAAAGACAGGGACAGCATTGGCATAGTCATGAAATTGAATTGAGTAGTAGATTCTTAAATGAAGAAATAATTTTAGGAACAAGTTTGTTTGGACCTACATTTATGTTTGAAGATTTTGAATTAAATTATAATTTTTCAGGTGGTGCTGCTCCATGGATTCCTTTGATATGTCCTGAGTTTGCAGAAGACATGGGTTACTTAACACCAAAACCTGAAGCAGGAGATGGTTTCTTGTTTAGGTTATTATCATACGAGGGAATGCAACCTGTCGGAACTTCAAACACTTGTTACGGTAGTTGGAATTGGAATGTAGCACACCCAACAACAGGAAACATGGGAGATGTATCAACATATCCACAAGCTGTTTCTTGGCATAAAAATTCTAGTACAGCACCAAATTTGAGTTATTCATTATCAAAGAATTTTGGATCAAGTGCTGATAATTTTGAGCAACATGGATTGTATCATACTTATTGGAGAAACATGATGACAATGTTGGCTTCAGCACCAAGAATGAAAACAGTTCAAGTTTATTTAACACCTGCTGACATAGCAAAATTAAATTTAAGAAACATTGTTCACATGACAGAAGCAGGTGGTGCAAATGCTAGTTATTGGATTGTTTCAAAAATTGTAGATTATCAACCACATATGGATGTTCCTACAGTTGTTGAATTAATTCAATATCAGATTCAAACTACAGATATTGGAACAATAGCTCATGCTGATGATACAACAACATTCAGATGGGAGACAGCAGGAAACTCAGGTGGCGGATCAGGATCAGGAACAGCAGCAATTAGTGGTGGGAATCCTACAGTTCCAATTATTCAATCTCCAAATCAACAAGCGAGAATGATTAACAATGGAACTTTAGTACAAAGAAACGCAGGAAACCAAGCACCTGTAAATTCAGGAATAGCAATGCTCGGAAGTAATTTACAAGCTAGAAGACAGGGACAAATTTGTTTAGGACAATACAATAGGAGAGATGATGATGCAATCTTTGTAGTTGGTGGTGGGACATCAGAAAATGACAGAAGAAACATTTTAACAATTAGAGAATCAGGAGAGATAGTTGTTGGAGATAGTGGTGGTGGAATGAATATGGTTACCACAGATTCAAGTGGTAATTATGTTGATTTGTTTACTGAGATTAAACAAAGAGGATCAAATGAAATAACAGTTACAAAAGTAATAAAATAAAATGGCAGATTTAAAGAAAGTAATTGACATAAAAATAGTTGGAACTGATCAAATTGTTCAGTTGGAACAAGCAATAACTCAAGCTGAGCAGAAGTTGAAAAACATGACAAAAGCTAGTAAGGATAACGCAGGAATGCAAAAGATTCATGTTAAAAATATTGCTAAAACAAAAACAGAATTAAAAATGCTCAGAGCTGAAAGAAACGCAGAGCAAAAAAATCTGATAGCTAACACCAACGCAGCAAAACAATTAGATGGAAGTTACAATTCACTTGTTCAAAGAAATAAAGATTTATTGACTAAAATGAAAGCCACAAAAGGTGGTATGAGTTCAAATACAAAGGAGATGAAAGCCATGAAAAAGGAGTATTTGGCTAATAATATTGAATTAAAAAAGTTTGATAAAACCATAGGAAACAATCAAAGAAATGTTGGAAATTATGGAGGAGTATTAGGAGGAGCGAGAGAAAAATTAGCAGCAGTTGGAATGGCAGTTGGAGCAGCAGTTGTTGCTTTCCAAGCTATGTCAAAAATTGTCGGAACAGCAACACAGGATTTTGCTCAGTTTGAATCAGGATTTACAAATGTATTAACACTAATGTCAGGAGATGATATTAATAGATTTGGAGATTCAATGCAAGCAGGAGCAATTGATGTAATGAAAGAGTTTGGATTACAAGCTGATGATATGAATACAGCTTTATTTGATATTGTATCAGCAGGAATTCCTGCAGGAGAGTCAATTGACTTTATGAGAGAAGCAGCAAATTTAGCTTTGGGTGGTGCTACAGATTTATCAACTGCTGTTGATGGAATGACATCTGTAATGAACGCATTTAGTTTAGAAACTGATGAAGCAGCACAGGTTTCTTCAGCATTTTTCTCAGCTCAAAAATTTGGTAAAACTACAGTATCGGAATTGTCTTCAGCAATTGGAGCAATAGCACCAATAGCAAATCAAGCAGGAGTTTCATATCAAGAACTTTTAACTTCAATGTCTTTATTAACTAAAGGTGGTATAAAAACAGATGAAGCAACAACAGCATTAAAAGCTACAATGACAGCTTTAATGAAGCCAAGCGAATCAGCCAAAAAGAAGTTTGATGAACTTGGAATCTCATATGGAACAAATGCGTTACAATCTGAGGGACTAATGAACATTCTTGGACAGGTATCAGCAGCAGCAGAAGAAAATGCTGATGTATTAACAGAGTTGATTCCAAATGTCCGAGCTTTAACAGGAGTTGGATCATTAGGAACTGAGCAATTAGCAGAGTATGCCGAAATGTTAAAAGTTGTGAATAGTGATTATGGAGAAAATTCATCTTTAGCTGAAGCTGTTAAAATGCAACAAGAAACTTTACAACAAAGATTGAATGTTGTAAATGCAGAATGGAGTGCTCAGAAAATAGCTTTAGGCGAACAATTGAAACCTATCTTGATGGCTGTCCTAGATATTTTTTCTAGTATGATTCAAAACTCACATCAAATAGTGGCTGTGGTAAAAGGAATGACAGCAGGATTGGTAGCATATGGAGCTGTGGTTGCTGCTCAAAATGTAAAACAAAAATTATTTAATTCAGCTATAAAAGCAGCATCAGCAGCAAAATTTCTTTACACAAAAGGATTATCAGCAGCAATTGTAAAAGTAAAAGCATTGAACGCAGCATCAAAAGCGAATGTATTTTTATTAATAGCTTCAGCAATAATAGCTATTGGAACAGCAATGGCAAGTTGGATCAAACAAATGTCAGCAGCAGAAAAAGCTCAAGCATCAATTGGCGAAGCTACAAAACAAGCGAATAAAGAAACTCAACAAGAAATCAAATCTGTAAATGAAGCATTAAAAGTAGCTCAGGACAAAACAAAATCTGACAAAGAAAGGCAAGAAGCAGTTGATTTGTTAAATAAAGAAGTAGATGGATTCAATGGTACTTTGACACTTGAAACAGCAACCACGCAAGAAGCAATCAATGTTGTTGAGGAACATACAAAAGCCATATTCAATAACGCAAAAGCAAAAGCATTACAAACAAAAGCTGATGAATTAGCATTAGCTATTTTAGATGAGGAAATAAAAGCTACAGATGAAGTTGTTGGATTAAATAATAAAATGGCAGCAGGTATTAAAGCAGCATTTTCAACTAAAACTTATGATCAAATATTAGATGAAAAAGGTAATAAAAAGAAAGCTGAAAACATTGTTGCATTACAAAAAGAGCAAGATATTTTAGAGGAACATATTAAAACACTAACAACAACAAACAAGAAAAAAGATGAAGTAATAAAGAAAGAAGAAAAAACAAATGAAGTCAGAAAAGGAACATTAGCTTCATTACGAAAAGAAGTTTCTGATTTAAAGAAAGCTCAGGACAATGCAATAGTCGGATCAACAGAGTTTGAAAAAATAACTATTCAATTAAATGATGCAAAGAAAAAACTAAAAGATACAACTGACAGTTTAAAAGATTCAACCAAAAAAGAATTAACAGGATTTGCTTTGTTAAAAGATAATGTTGCGAAAGCGAAAAAAGCATTAGAAGATAAAATAATAGCAGGTGGTAACGCACAAAAAGAAATGGATGCTTTGTCAGCAGCAAATGACAAACTGAAACAGAAAGAAGATGAATTAAAATTAGCTGTAGCAGGTGGAGTTACTGAAAATGATAAAAAAATTGCTTCATTAAAAGAAGCTATTACTCAAACAGAAAACCAAACAAAGTTATTACAAGATTTGGGAGCAACTGAAGATGAAATTCATGCTAGTAAAATTGATCAGATAAATGCTGAAATAGCATTAGAGATTGAAAAGATGAATCAAAGTCAAGATTATTATGATACAGGAGTTGAAAATATAACTAAACTTAGGGATCAGATGGTAACTCTAGAGGAAGATGCTGCTGCAAATGATTGGGATGGAAAAATGTTTGGACCGAAAGTAATCAAAGCTATTAAAACAACAATGGCAGGAATGGATGCTGCTTTAGGAATCATGAATGAGATGTCAAACTTGGCTGATGTAAAAGCTCAAAATGTTATTAATGGATTAAACAAAGAAAGAGATGAAGAAATAAAAAAGTTTGAGGAATCAGCAGAGTTCCAAACAATGACAGAGGAAGAAAAAGCAGCAAGAATGGATGAAATCAATTTAGATTATGATGAAAAAGTAAAAGCAATAGAGTTAGAACAATTTGAAAGAGGAAAGAGAATGGCTATAGCTCAAGCATTAATTCAGGGAGCAATGGCTATCATGAGAATTGCTGCTGAAGTTCCAAAAGTAGATTTTGGAGTTACAACAGGAATTTTGATAGGTGCTCAGATTGTAATGACAGGATTACAAGTTGCTGCTATTCGTGCTCAGGAATTCGCAGGAGCTTTAGGTGGAACAATTCCATTGTTAGGAAAAGCTCAAATGGCAGGAGACATAGCAAGAAAATATGCTAATGGTGGTATGGTTTATGGACCGCCACATTCTCAGGGTGGTGTAAGGTTTAATGTTGGTGGTAGAGTCATGGAGTTAGAGGGTGGCGAAGCAGTAATAAATAAAAGATCAACAGCAATGTACCGAGATCAATTATCAGCTATCAATCAAGCAGGTGGTGGACAGAAATTTGCAAATGGTGGATTAGTTATGCAGAATCAAATAAGGAGAGATGCTAATGAACAAAGCCGAATATCTCCTGATGATTTGAGAATGGTAGCAGGTTTAGTAAATAATCAAAAGATAAATGTAACTGAAGCTCAAATAACAGGAACTCAACAAAGAGTAGCAGTACATGAAAAAAGAGCTAGGTACTAATGT